CTACAACAATCAATCCATCCATACCGTTGTAACGCACACCGTTCTTACCCCTTGGAATAATTCCAAAGTTACGAGCGCCATTGATAACACCCTTAACGGCTGTGGTAGGAAATGCTGCATCTTCATGGACTTGCTGTTGCTGATAAACCATTGCCCAAAGATTTGGGGAGATGCGACTGCGTTTCTTGTTTAAGGAAGGTCCAGTCCATTTGTCATACAGCCCGTTCTCGTCAGGTTCTCCGTTACCAGATACGGGTGGTATGTTGGTTTTAGCCCAGAGGGTTACCCATTTCTCAGGGTCCTCGTCAAATTCTAAAACTGCAGGTTGTGCAAAGTATGTCCATGGGGAAGTCTCATCTGGGTAGCGTGCTTCATCACGCAGTTCAGAGTACAAGTCCTTGGGACGAAGGCGGGTACCAATAACCAGTAGGCGACCACCATCGTTGTCAATACGGGACATAACTTCCGACTGAATCCAGTCAATCTGTCGCTCGTATTCATGGGCGTTGGTATGGTCAACACAGTCGTCCATGATGATTAAGTCAGCACGAGCGCCGTAGATATGACCACGGATACCGATAGCCTGGACCGTAGGGTCCTTTTCGCCAGAGTCGCGAGACTCAGAGGATAGATAAATTAAATCCTGTTTCCATGAATCAGACCCTTTTTGAAAACCGCCTGGAGGTCCAAAGGTTAATTGGAGGTCCTGGTACTTAGGATGTGTCAGTCTGTTTTTGATGGATAACAGGAATTTTTGTGCCATAGCCTGTGTCTTAGACACAACCATGATTCTGATATTAGGGTTCTGGCAAATCCGATAGACAGCATAGTTGACCGTAATGGTCGTGGACTTTGCGTGTTCTGGTGGGGTATTGATAATAATTAAATCAGGGGACCCAGGTTCATGGGTAATGGAAGGATGGACATCCGAAGGTTCTCTACCCTCCAATAAATCAATCCAATGCTCCTGATGCTTGAACACCTGAGTGCCTAAAAATTTTTCTGAGAATTCAGGGAAGGGTGGTACTTCCCCTCTAGCCCCGTTGATTTCGCCACGGGCGGTCATACTACGGACTTTATCTACCTGGGTTGAGAACTCCTGGTCAACCTTACGGTAGTATTCATAGGTCTTAACACTTCGTCCTACGGCATCCATCGCCCGTTGGACAGAGTACCCCTCCATTAGAAATTCGATAATTTGCCTTTTGATGGCATCGCTCTTATGGCTTGCTGCTGTAACTCTTTTTCTGTCCATAGGCATACCGAAACGCAAATATGGAAGTTTCGGGCTTATCTCCTAACCGAAGGCGTAGTCTAAACGAAGCCGAAGGTTAGGGCTTCTTTTAGGGTGCGACCCCAAGGGTCGCTGCTAGTGTGTAGAGAGGCTCCGATAATTTCGCCTCTCACTATACTATAGGTGTCCAAAAGGTCCTTAGCGGACACTTTTGTCCAAAGTATTTTTAATATATTTTTGCCTGCGGCAAAAGTGCTGGTCAGAGGCTTATGTGACCCCAGAACTATCAAAGTTATGTGGGTAGATACACATACACATACACAGCACGGATTTAACAATCCTGGGGTGAAGCATGCACGCTCACTCACTTACTTGCAAGGCTAGGCAGACAGGGCTTAGCGGTGATGCATTGCAATGCGAACAGGGCTAGGACAGGCGAGGGCTTTCACTCTGCTAATCGCTCCCCCTTATCCCCCGCGCTCCCCCCGCATGCTTGCCCGCTTGCTTGCTCACGCTCACGCTTGCCGTCTCACTATGTGAGATGACCAGTCATTCCCCTCACGCTCAGAAAGTGTGACCAGTCACACACCCCTCAAATGTTGAGGGCATGGCGGGCGATGGTGTAGAAATCTCCTATGAGTTCAAATCGGGCTCAAGACATGACAGGAGATAAGACCATGACAGCAACAACAGCAATTAAGACAGGCAAGGCAAGCAAGGCGGAGGCACTCTCAACAATTACCCGCGCACTAGAACAGGCTCACGAAATCATCAAGGAGGAGACAGGGGCACCCCGCGCCACTCTGCTAGTGACCCGCGACCTCAAGGGCAGAAAGGGACATTTCACCCCGTTCACACCATGGACAACGGGAGAAGAATCTTTCTCAGAAATCGCGTTCAATCTTGAGCATTTCACGACACCAGAAGAACTATTGAGCACCTTGTTGCATGAGGTGGCGCACTCAATGAATCACATGAACGGCATCGAAGATTGCTCAAGCAACCAGTATCACAATGCCAAATTTAAGACACAAGCCGAGGCGTTAGGTCTTAAGACCATCGAAATCAAGGGCAAGGGACACGCTGCAACCGAGTTAACCGAGTTAGGCGCTAAGCGCTGGAAGAAAGCCCTAACCATTCTAACGAACGCGTTCGACCTAACCGCCCTAGGCGGAGAACAGGCGAAGAAGAAAGGCAGAAACACCAACCTAATCAAGGCAATGTGCGAATGTGAGAATGTAATCCGACTTTCTCGCGGTGTCCTTGAGTCAGGCGTGACATGCAACCAATGCGAGGAGGTGTTCAAGGAGGCGTAAGCCTCCCGCCCCCTGCCCGATAAGTCGGCGCGAGTTCATGACTCACAGGGGGCACGAGTGTGAGCAACATCACACCGCGAAAGCGTGACACGCGATGCGGTAGATGATTCACTTACACCAAGCAAGACCACAGCGGGAAAAGTTCCCCTTGTGTATTAAGACAGGAGAAAAAAGAATGGCAACAAGAAGCACGATAGGTATTAAGTCAGAAGATGGCACAGTCACAGCGATTTACTGCCATTGGGACGGATACCCTGCGGGGGTAGGTCTAGGCTTGATTGACAACTACAACAGCAAGGCACAGGCAGAGGCACTAATCGCCCTAGGTGGATTCTCCTCACTCATGGAGACACTAGAGCAAACCAAAGGCGGTGTGTACATGGATGCACACTATAAACCACAAGAACCAGCCCGCACCTTTACAGGTGTTCAAGATTGGCTGGACAATTTCAACCAAGGCGAGGAATACGCCTACCTTTACGAGGAGGGCAAAGGCTGGGTCTATTTCTCAGATGAAGCGTTTGACGAATACATGGCGATTAACTTAAAGCGTGAAGAAAGTGTGGCTTAAGACATGAAAATTACTTACGAAATCTATAGCAAGCGCGGGAATTTCTCAGGCTTGAACACCACCAACAGCATGCAAAAGATGGCAGAAATCAAAGCCTTTCTTGAGGGTAATGGTCAAGCCTGTACCATCGTAAAAATTACAGAGGAGGCATGACTTAAGACAGAATAAAAACATGTGATGAGAATCACAGCCCCAAATCTTGAAGAAAGCGCGGTTGTCATGCAACCATTGGGGCACAAGGTAAGGCGGGGAAAGGCTCCCCTTACTGGCACCACTAAGAACAGGAGAAAGAACAAATGAAGCGAGCCGAACTAATCATCGGAAAGAGTTACTACATGCACGAGTCTGCCAACTGGCGAGACAAAGTTTATGCAGATAATTCCTATGCAAAGACCGCCGACATACACAAACGGCGCAAGGTTGTAATCATAGAAACACAACTTAAGACAGAACACGAAAAGAAATACCGCAATCGTGATGTCTTAATACAGAACAGCAACGGCGACCAAAAATGGGTAGCCCTCAATCACATCCGCATTGAGTGGATTGAAGCGGTCAGGCTGATAACAAAAGACTGGCGCAACGCACGAGGCTATGACGACCGAGCCAGAAAATACGCCCGCCACCTAGAACGCAAGTTTCTCCGCGAGCAATACACCCCTGCACTCAAGAACATGCTTGAAGAAATTCAACGAGTCACAGGCGAGAGAGTATCTTCATGGGACAAGATGGAAAGTCTAGACATCAAGACAATCCAGATTCTAACTCAAGCAATCTCAGGTATTAAGACAGAACTAACAGCGGTGGCATCATGACCGAACAGTATCTCGCACAAGACTGTGTTGATTGCGGTCGTGAGTTTAATTACTTAAGACATAAGTTCGACACATGTATCTATTGCCAAGAGGAACCAAAGCGAGTGTTTTGCGGAGACTGCCTAGTGCCACTAACAGATTGCAACCATGCGAAGGAGTACAGCAAATGAAACTAACACGCCGAGGTAAGCAAGTCAGAGCAATGTTTATTTATGTCTTAATACTCAGCGCGTTCTATGCATGGACAGTTTCACTAGGTGTCTGGGAAATTCCTGAGTCATGCCTAGTCGAGCAAGTCGGGTGTCCTGCTGGTCATCCTCTGCCTTAAGACACAGTGTGACCAACATCACATCGAAAACTATTGACACCGCATAGGTGACGAGAGTTAAATACAACTACCAACCAGACAGGAGAACAACATGGAACTAACAGCACAAGAGATTGAGTGGGTACTTTACTCAATCAACAAAACAATCAACGACAACGGCGGGATGTGGGACAACACACTCACCGACAGCATCAAACTAAAACTCAATAACGAATTACTACTTAAGACAGGAGATAACTAACATGGCACTACCAGAACACACACTAGAAGCATTAACCAACGGCGCTAACAACATGTCTTTCAATGAGAACGGAGAGATGACCAGCGCAAGCGGGTCAGGCGTGGACTTGTATGTCCTTTTGTCTCTTGTCTCATGGATTAAGTTAGAACTTAAGACAGGTATGAAGATGACCCGTCATGGAAGCACGCTTAAGAAGGCTAACGAAATGCTGGGTACAAACTACAAGCGCAAGCAACAGGCACTTGACCACCTTGAGGCACTGCTCTCAGTACTTAAGACAGAGGAGAAATCTAATGGCTAATGTATGGAAGTCATCAGTTACAAAAGGCATGACCAAACACTTGACCGAGCAAGAACTATCAGACTTGATTGCCAAACTTGACGATGTTGTCATGATGGTCTGCGAATCCTACGAGATTGGGGCTTAAGACATGAGAGAGTACACAACTTATTGGTATGTATGCACATCATGCGATACCTCAATAGAAGTAACGACAAGACGAACAGTTAATCGTGCGCCTCAATGCACATGCAAGCACAGTCATGTAGTCCTGTGCCAAACAACCCCTCCGACTAAAGAAAGTGTGGCTTAAGACATGAAAGATAAATGGTTACTTACGATTGAGGTAGATACCTATGACGGCGACCCACGCATGTGGGACTGGAACCACCCTGAGTTTAAGTTCGATGACTCAACAGTTAAAGTTCTTACATCAGAGTTTAAGGGACGGGTGCTACCTGATGAGCAATAAAGAAATGATTCGCCTGATTCACAATAAAGAAGTTAAGGCATTGTGCAACACAATAAAGAGAGCAAGGTCACAGCGAAATGCCACGACTAATAACGAGGACTTCGACTACTGGCATGGCATAATGGAACATCACCTAGAAATACTGGGTGTATTACTTAAGACAGGAGAAAAGAAATGAACCACACAATCACAACTGGTGCCATGACTAAAGGTGTTACAGCCTACGACAAGGACTTCGACCTCACCATTGATGGCGTAGAGATGCGAGTTATCCTGCATTGGGACGACAACGATGGCTTTGAATTAACATGGCTGGACAAGGAAGGTAGATTCATTACATCACCTGACTGGCTTGATGAGGTAGAAGATTTCTGTCTTAAGTTAGATGGCACAGAACCACATAGCAAGGTGTCGCTATGATAATCATGGAGTGCAGAAGTTGTGGTACCACAGTAGAGAATCCAAAGACTATGAACTACATGACTGAACGATGCACGCCTTGTGAATTAAGACACAGGGAACTAGCCAACCGCGCTATTGATACATACCTTGACAGCATACGAGAGCAGGAGTTAAACAAATGAAAAGCATCCACCCTCATGCACGAATCTGGATTGCTACTGCCGTAGGTCTAGCCGTAGCGCTGGTAGTTACACAGCCAACAGTCTCAATACATCAGCCAGAAGGTAGAGTGATTGCTTACTACGAGAACGACTACCAACGCTATGCCATTGACCAACTAACTAAGCAGGACAAACTTGAACAGTGGTCTTGCTTGTATGAACTCTGGACACGCGAGTCAAACTGGCGACCAAAAGCCAAGAACAAAAAGTCTAGTGCCATGGGTATTCCACAGTTACTGGACAGTACATGGGAGAACATCGGTCTTAAGCCAACCTGGAATGGCAGGAAGCAGATTGATGCTGGGCTTGTCTATCTGGAACACAGATACGGCAAGTCAGGCAACAACATCTGCCGAGCATACGCTCATCACCTTGCCAAGGGTTGGTATTAAGACATGAAAAATAACAGACCAGAGTTTCATCAAGTGCTTGACGAGATTGCTAGTAAGAATAGATACAACAAAGGGCTAACGGTTTTCGTACTTAAGTACAACCCATCTCTATGGGACAAGGCTGTCTGCCGAGGCATTGACACTGAGGTTTTCTACCCAGCCCAAGAGTTATTTACTCGTAACGAGGAGCGTATGTTTGAACGCATGTGCAACGAGTGTCCAGTCATGATGGCTTGTTTAGAGTGGGGTTTAGCCCATGAAAGGTACGGAGTTTGGGGTGGCACTACACCACCAATGCGACACAAAATTCGTAAGCGTATAGGCTGGGGTTTGACAGACCCACAGCATAAGTAATAGACTTATCTAGCACACAAGCGAGAGTTTGTGTGCATAGAAAAGCCCAGCGATTCTCTCCTGTCTCGCTGGGTTTCTCTATGTATTAAGCCAGATTAAGTTCCTTAGCAAGCATGAACACCTCATCACTCAAGTCATCAAGAGTTCCATCGTTATAGATAACATGATTAAACATGTAGTTATCCATTGCATGCTCTGATGGATGTCCATTGACAGCGCTATGATTGTGGCGATTGATGCGCCAGACAGTACCACCAAGATTCTTGATTGCTTGTGCCTCATTAGGAAAGCGCACATCAGAGACAACAACTTTATCTTCTGACTTAATACCTGACAATGCAATGTTAATCCAGAAGTCATCGCCAAACATCTTGCGCCCAACATCTGTACCTAGTGTCTGCAACAGACGGCGTACCTCTGGGTCACGCTTGGTTACATCCCAGCCATAGTCCTCAACACGATGGGCTATGTGTGTGATGCTATCCAACTTAGGATTCAATCTCAGCAAAGCCTCACGCATAGGGTCAGCGAAAGCAATACGGCGGTATCCGTAATTAAGACACAACAATTCTGCCGTGCTGTCCTTGCCTGATTGTGCGTATCCACTTAGTCCAATAATCATGAGTCACCCATCGCTAACTTAATCAACACGATTACAAGTACAAACTCAATCAATACTATAATCTGTATTAGTTTCTTCTTAGTCATTGTTCCTTACTTCCTCTCGTGCTTCTGCATTACTGCGCTTGCGCCTGTTCCATACTGGTTGCTCTCCACCAAGTCTGTCTTGCAACTTAGTCAATGCACGCTTGACTCTCTTACGCATTGCTTCTTCTGTTGTGCCGTAAGCCTCAGCCATTGCACCTAACTCCATACCACCTGCGTGATAGCGCATCTTAAGTAAGTCTCTATCTGCTTCTGATAGTTTCTCTAGCCCAGCCATAACATCTGATAGCAACGCCATGCGATTGCCACCCTCACTTGGCTTGGTCGAACGAGAAACAAACTCATTGCTTAAGTCAGGAGTATCTGACCATCCCTCGTGTGTCCACACATCACGCAATAGTTCATGCAATACCTCGTGTGAATAGTAGAAAGTATCTGACATAGGCGAACGCGATGTTCTCTGTCTCTCTTTAGCCACATACTTCTGTGCCTCGTTGAAGAAAGTCTTACGCAACTTGTACTTAAGACTCTCCTCCTGTTGCCACTGCTCTATCTTGTGCCAATGTTCCAGCGCCCACAAAGATAGGTGTTGGTACATGTCATCAGTAGTTACTAGCCCACGATGGATGCGACCTGAACGAGAGGCTATCTGTCTTGCGACAGAATAAATCACATCCCATACCTCGTCTTGTTTATCCATCTACTGTTTCCGCCTTCTCATTCTTTAACTTCCGCATTGCCATGAGTAAATCATCTACTGTTATGAGGTATCCCTTGCTCTTATTCGGGGGTATCTCACATGTAATCTCACGCCCAAACTCTTTAATGGCATACAACACATGGCTTGTAGGTACCATGAGTACACCTTGTTCCAATACAAATGCCCAGTAAGAAGCCTCAGTCACCATAATTCCTGATGGCTCCCATGATTTAGACTTCATGTACCAGCACTCAACTTCAATGTAAAGATTGTTAGTAACCCACCACTTGCGGTCACGCTTTACCTCTACAGTCTTGCCTTCGGTAAGGAGTTCTTCTACTAACTTCTCACCCTTTCTGCCGTACCCAAAATCTAAATCAAAACTGGAGTTTTTAACCATGTCTTAAGACCCAACGCGTTTGCGTAAGCCTTCTGCCCCTTCTTGTAGGTACACATCATTGACATCACAGTTGTCTGGCATGAACACAGGGAACACATTGTCTAACTCTCGTGTTATGTTCTTCGCCATCTCTCTGCCTGCGTTGTCACCGTCACAGAACAACATAATCTTTTCCCAGTCAGCCAATACCCGTGAGTAGAATGGCTTCCAGTTATTAGCACCTGGCAACCCGACTGCTGCGAACCCTACTTGTGTCGCGATAATTGTATCAATCTCTCCCTCACAAATTACGAGAACATCAGCATCACTTTCTAATGCCATGACATTGAAGATGTGTGTGGTTGCACCAGGACGAGAGAGATACTTCGGTCCAGTATCATTGCCTATACTGCGAAAGCGTATGTCAATAACACCCGATGGTGTGATGTATGGGATAGCCAACTTGCCAAGGTAAGGTTCATGTCCTGTCTCAGGATTCGCCACGAAGCCGAGGCGGAACATACGCGCCGTTGCTTCTGTTATACCGCGACTCTCCAGATACGGAAGAACCTCTGCTAGGTTTTGCTCGTAGTTCTCCGTTGCTTTCGCCAGTAATTCTCTCTGCGATTTTGACAGCCTCGCCATACTTGACTCCTTCTTTCTTCATAATCAATGAGTACACATCTCCAGCCATGTCACAGGCGAAACATCTAAAGCCACCCTTGTCAATGTTGAGTCGGGCTGACTTAACTTTGTCATTGTGAAAGGCACAGCGGACTGTTACCCATCCAGTTCTGACAGGTATAGTAAATCCGTAATGCTCTAAGACTTTAACGATGTCATGCTTAGAGTTTTGGGAGGACATTGCTGAGCCTTTGAACAACATAAGCATCACCTGTTCCCTTGTTGCTTGCCTTGATAATTACCAATGGTGATGGTGCCAATAGCAATCTCTTTGATAGGCGGTAGTTCTCTGCTTCAATGTCTGCCTCACGCAACCAACCCGATAGGTCAATGCGACCATCACGCCGTGGTGCCTTGGCTTCAATGACATAAGAATCATTTACTGTCTTAAGAAAGACATCTCCAATGTCGTTACGCCCAGCACGAGGCAGGCGTTGTGCTTCGTAATCTAACTCAACAAAGAAATCTGCTAGGTCTATCTCCCAGCCTGCACCTCTACGCTTGTTGGCTATTTGCTGATTGCTCACGCTCTCTCCTCTCTGCTATTTCTACTGATGCCCAATACAAGTTGTAGTACCCATCATCTAAAGCAAAGCGCTTCATGTGCTTGACTAAGGCTGATGTATTTGCATACACTTGTATGCCTGCTGCTTTAACTTTGCGGAAGAAGGCGATGTCCTCACCAATGAACTGCTCACCACTTTCATTGTTCTCAGCAAACACAAAGTCTGTCTCACCAAACTTCTCATGCAATGCCTTGATAACAGACTTATGCATTAAGACCAAACCTAAACCAGCATGGTCAACCTTTATGACTTGATTGCGTGGGAGTGGGTGGTGATGTTTAATCTGATACTCGTTGTCACCCTCATCAAAGATGGCAGGCAATGGTTGCATGAGTGTGTTCTCCATCTGCTTAGAGATAAAGTACACACCACTTACAACTGGACGAGTAATCTTGTCAGCGGTATCCCATAGAATCTTGACAACTTCCTTGGTAAGTACGATGTCAGAGTCAACCCACAACGCCCAGTCAGTACCGACCTTGTTCCACATCTCAAAAGCAGCCTGTCGTTGGCGTGCAATCTGATTACCCTGCACACGAATAGCATTGTGGAATGGGACATCACCAGTGATGATGCTGTACACCAAGCCTTCTGTGAACTTGCCATCTGTGTTTCCATTGTCACACCAGATAACAGATAAAGTTTCTTTATTACTATGCGCCATTATCAAACACCTTTTCTGATTGGTCGAGTACTTCCATTGAACCTTCGGCTAAATCTTTCCACGAGTCAGCCATGATTTTCAGGTTGATTCCGACTTGTTCTGTACATTCTGGTCCGTGGTTGTCGAGGAGGTGTTGAGCCATTTGGCTAACATAATCAGCAAACTGTAAGCACTCCAGCCATACTGCGGAAGGGTCGAAGATTTTTCTTGTCGCCTCATCAATATGTTCCATAAACTCTGGAAGTTCACTGAGTATTGTCTCCTTCATCTGAGGTGTTAACTTTGCTTTCATCACTGCTTCCGTCAACATCTCTGGTGTAAGCGACAACTCCTTCATTAAGGAGTGTTGCGTACTCATCCTCTGATAGGTCTTTGAGGTTACCCGTTTCTTCTTCCTGCCAAACATAAGACTTCCACCCTACTGTCCACGAAAAGTTCTTTGGTATGTATTTCAACTGCGCTTGTATGTCATCGAATAGTGTCTTAGTTGGCACAGATAGTTCCTCTGCTGAGGCGCTACCTTTAATGTCACCGTGATTTTCAACTACTCTTAGTTGCCAATTATTCATTGTTGTATTAAGTCCAAAATCTGCATACTTGCAGGGTCGTAGGACAACCACACAGGTGAGCCACCCATGGCATCGGCTGGTCCATATCTATTTTTAACAGCACATACACCCATAGATGCAATCTGTCCGTGTACTGTGAGTATCAGAGAAGGGGTCTGAGCAATCTTTCCATGCAACGCAGAGCGTGGCGGGCAAGGATTACCTGGGACACCTTCACTTGTGTGATGGCAAACAACAACTGCAGCGCCAGTATCTCTAGCCCACCACTTAAGTTCACGCATGAGTGTGCGTAATCCGCCGTACTCATCCTGTCCATCAATGGTTACATCAACTGCATTGTCAAGAACAATCAGTTCAACATCTCTACCTAAACGCTCACGACTAGCAAGGACTGCATCCTCTACATCTTTGAGCGAAGGTGCTGAATCAAACTCCCATAGGATGTGGTCGGCAGACTTGAGCATCTGCCCTGCCCACTCCCTATCTATTTCCATCAGCGGTTCAACTTCATTCTGTGGTTTACCAGTAAGCATTGCGAGCAAACGCAGACTCATTGTGTGTGAGTGTGTATCTGCTGAAATGTATAGGGTTGAAACACCAGCATGTACAGCAAGAGATAAAGCAAGTGTGGATTTACCTGCACCTGGTGGTCCTGCAATCATGCTGACTTCACCCCGTCTAATTGCTATCTGCTGTGCTGCAAGGGTTTGCCATACTGTTGGAAGTGTGGCTCCGCCTTGCGAGGCAGTCTTGATAGCACGGGATAAAAGGCGCATGAATTATGGCTGTGCCTTATGTGAACAAGCCTGACCTTGTGGCTTAGGACATGCATAGAACGCACGGTATGGCTTGCCTGCCTTAGAGATACCTGCAGCAACAAATCGCATTGGACCTCCACCACATGCACACTCAGGTGCTTGTCCTGAAACTGCTGGTGTTGGTGCTTGGCGTGGAACCGCACCTTGATTGACAACCTGTGCGCCAGGAAATGAATCTGCAACAGTGTTACTTGCCCCCGCTGCACGAGCCATGCTTTCTGTTGTTGCTTCAAGGTCAACCAATGTAGCAAGTCTCTGACTTAATTCATCAATCAGTAGGTCAAGTTCTGCACCTGATGATGCACGAAGGTTGATGAGCATGCCGTCTTTCTTAGTTTTCCAGTTAATCTGGATTGGTGTGTTTTCGATGTTACTCATTTGTTTCTCCTAGTTCTGGGTATAGATGAGAGTTCTTTCCGTTTACTGCATAGCATGCGTGGTTGACTGAACAAGTACTGCACATAAACCCTGGTTGAGGTATGAAGATATTGTTATCAACTGCAATCTTAAATCCCTTGACATGTGCAGCCAAGCGATTCTCTGTGTAGTGGTCTAACTCTACAGGTTCTGTCATCTCTCCTGTGCGAGCCATCCAGTATGCACCCTTGGTTGGGCGTATGCCCATAATCTTTTCAACAAGGATTGCGTATGTACCCAACTGGGTGTAGGTGACTGGTGGTTTGCTTGATGTCTTAATATCAATGACCGTCAGTTCTCCGTCTGGTGACACCATCAAGCGGTCAAGAAAGCCCTTGATGTTTACGCCACCAACTTCTGTATTAAGTTCTGTTTCTACAGCCTTGGCTCCATCGGCTAGTTCGTACAGTGTGTATCCACTAACCTCACGGAACTGTACCCAGAAGTCCAGCATCTTGGGTCCATTGTCTAGCCACCAAGAAGCATCTTCCTTATTAGGATATGCAGTTGTCTTGCGACCTCCAGCACGGAACGGCATGCCATTGTCTGCAAGTTTGTAGTTCTCAACCCAACGCTGTCTAAAGACATCGCCTGCATCAAACGCTTCTCCTGGTTTAAGGGCATCATAAACTTCCGTACCCTCATGCAAAGACTTACCACCTACCAGCCAGTAGGATGGATTCTCCTGCACTTTCTGCACACGAGTGAGGTAGAATGACCAGCCACAGTTAAGCCATGTTGACATGGCGCTGTGGGAGATGTAGTTCTTCCCCGTCTTTTCTTCTAGTGTCATGTTACTTCCTTTCAATAGAGGAGACTACTACACAATGTCTCTCCTATTAGAAATGACACGCTTGTAATTCATCGGCGTGTCGCTGTGCGAATTGTTTTGATATGATTAAACTCCTGTTCGTGCAGAACGGGTTAAGTATAAGAAGGCTCTGGCGTAAGCCAGAAACAAAGGCTAACTATAGAGGTTTGCCTACTCATGCTTGCCCTTGTGGTGAGAAAGTATTTATTATTTATGCTACCTTTGATGACTACGAAATTTCATTGTATGGTTTAAATGCTGAGTGTAGCGCCTGTGGCGCTTTGCTTACTGCTCCTTGTTTGGTGGATAAAGATGATGGATAGGTTTCTTAACTGTAGGGGAAGCGGTTAAGGAAAAGCAAAAAAGCCCCCGCTAACTAGATTTCTCTAGCGCGGGGGTTTCTTTGTGTCTTAATACATTACTTGGAGCCTCGACCGAACTCAGTTGCGGATGGGTCAAGCCACTTAAGTAGTGGACCTGCAAAGCCTGCGAGGGCTGCAGCACCCAATGTCTTAAGGTCTGTCTCGCCAGCAAGGTAAAGTGCTACCGCAGCAGATGCCGCAGCACGGAACCATGTCAGTCCGAGTTGCTTAAATTGTTCCATTGTTTCCTCCTTATTTTTTTGTACCGTGCAACTTGCAACATGTACAAACTTCTGTTGTGTATGCCTTCTTAGCAGGGGCAGGTACAACTTTTGCAATTACTTGATTAACAATCTTAGGTTGATTCATCCACCAGAACCACGGAGAAGTATCTGCAGAATAAGCGGGGTCAATAGAAATATGTAGATGCTTATTATGAGGATTACTCCCAGCGTACCGTCTGTTTCCCTGCTTTGCCTTTTCTTTAGACCAGATTTTGCCCTGGAAGATAAGATAACTAACACGCTTATCCTCTTTAAGTTTCTCAAAAATTTCAACACAATCAATTCCCTTCTTAGGGTCGTGCGTTAAATCAACTGCAAGTCCTGTGTTGTGGTCAGAGTTAGGACTGGCTTTGATATGAGCAGCACTGGGAAGTAGACCATCGCTTGCCTTCTTGCGAGTTGGTGCTATAGCCGTTGCTTGCTTGAGAACAGCAAGGGCAGCAGGTGTGGCTCTCTTGACTACAGGTTTCATTGTTACTCATTTCTTTACTAACTCAATAACTAAATTTTTAATGATTGCAACTTCGTGCTTAAGACCTGTAATCTCATCGCGCATACTTGAGCCAGAGTTAGGCTTAAGTTCATACAAGTAATGCTTTACTAACCAGCGAACTGCTGTAGCAAATGCTGCAATGAGGGTACAAACGGATACGGCTAAACCTAGCCACTGTGCAGGAGTCATTTATTTTCCTTATAGTTTAGACAACGGTACGAGCAACAACGGTAACAATTCCTCCGTAGCCAGAGAAGCCTGCCTGTGGTGGAGTTGTTCTTGTAAATGTAACTTGTTCGATAATAGATTCTGTAGGCTCTCCGCCTGCAGTAAAGTCTTGGATGATGACAGTTTCACCTTGTGCTTCTAGTTGCTCAAGGGCTTGAAGGCGGGCTAGTGCATAGCCATCGTAGCCAACAATCTGTCGGTTTCTATCTGTCTCTTTATCAAACAAGAAGATAGGAATCTGTAGTACGCGAGCGCGAGTAGGAGTAGGCAAAGCCTTGACTGAGTATCCGTAGATGATTGCGCCTTTAGTTGGGTCAGTATCGTTTCTGTTTAGACGGAACTTGAACTGTGCTTCGGCTGTAACTTCTCCAAATACTGATGCCAAGTCGTAGTCATAGATTGCTGTTGTTCCTTCTGGAACTGTCTGGAAGGCTATGTCAACACCGTCAATAACACGGAACATATCTATGTCACCTTGCAGTACATCCTCAAGGCGAAGTTTAATACGCTTCCATGCTTTGTTTTCAAAGGTATCAAAGCGGATAATGCCTGTTGTAATTTCACCAGACTCAACAAAGTTAGTCTGGGACTCAACCCATAGTCCAGAGTTCTCAACAGTAAATGCTTTGTGGTCATTAGCAAATGTAGCAATGGACCACACAGCACCAGTAACTCCTGATGCATAAACATCTTTTGCGTAGGCATACTTGCCACTACTTAGTGGCGCACCAAGGTTGATTCGGATAAGTCCTGAGTATCCATCTACTTCGCTATTGACACCAGCATAGATAAACTCATTGCTTGCAGTAAAGGCATAGATGTCATAGTCAGATTCATAAACCAATGGACCGTAAGACAGATTACCTTCGGCATCTGCAATCGCAATACGCACACCCCTACTTGTACCAACAGCAATAAATGTACCAAGGTATCCAAATAGGGATGTAAGTTTTTCGCCCCGTGGCAAGACAAGTACTGTTGTCATGGTGCTAAGAGAACCTGCAGTATCTACAGAAATCTTAAGGGCTAAGCCTTCATCACCTGAGAATCCACCAACATAGATAGCAGCGCTAGACTCTGTAATACCCATGAATCTAAATCCAATAGGCAAGGTACTACTTCCGTTTACAGCGGTAAGTGTGCTGATGTTAATGCTTGAGCCTGTGTTGCGTACTAACTCATAGACGAATGTGTTCTTGGCTGTGTCTGTAAAGGCAAGCATAAAGCGTTGCTTTACATAGGCAATAAATGCAGAGGTAGCATTGGCTGTATTGATAGCGTAGTCCTGATGTAAGGCAGGAGTAACAGCATCAAATGAATAACGCCACACCTTAGTAGGTGTGACCATCATCAAGTCGTTACCACCCATTGTTGCATACAAAATTTCTTCTGTAATAGAACTGTTGTTAATAACTGTTGTTGATGAGCCAGCAGTAGTGGTAATGGTTACGCGGGCTGTAACTGCTGCTGAACCAGTAACCTTGACGAGGTACTCAACACCACTGATGATGGTTGAGAATACGCCAGAGCGTGCAGTGGATGCCTGTGACAATGATGTTGAATGGAGCAGACTCAACTGTCCTGGAGTCCATGGGTCTACGCCCACTGAGTCAGAGAACTGAAACTTAACTTCATCAGGTGTGCCAACGATAGGTTCCTGGTATGTGATACCGCCACCTAAGTGGAAAGATGACTGCGAGCGAATCCAGTAGCCTGAGCCAGATAGTGATTGCTCACCTGGGTCACGGGCATTGTCAAAGCGCTGAGTGCGGAACTCTGCAGTCTGTCGCTTATACGGAGTTTGGTCTGTGATGGCATAGATAAACGGCATGCCACCAATAGCAACATCAAACTTGTATGTGGTTGGGTCATAGTAAGTAGCGGTGCGACCTGATAGGTCTATGATTACGCGCTCGGATATATCAGGTGGTCTGCTTGCCACTATGTCTCCTTAGTTATTTTTAATTTTATTGATGAACTCTGCGAAGTTTCCGCTAAACTTTAGTGTTCCAATATGGTTGCAGGTCTTGCTTGGGTCAATGAATACTTCGTATCCACCATCACGCAACTTCTGGCAGAGCAGTACATCTTCGGAGATAATGTCCCCGTCTTGAATCTTTACTTCAAATGCCCATCGGCGGTTAGCACCGTTGTGTACATAGGCTTGTGAGTTATCCCACACATGCTTGATTGCAGCCTTGGACATATAGAAGAAGCCTGTGCCAATAGACTCAACCTTGATAAGTCCTTCGTCATTGGTAACTAAATCTTCTGGCTTACACTTGACATTGTAGGATTCCTCGAAGATAGACTTCTTGATAACTGGCAGACCCAAGGCATCCTTGCCTGAGTTCACCACATCAATAGCCCACTGAGGATTCCATTCCATATCAGCATCAATCCATAGGATGCCATCAAACTCTTGCTCTACCGCTAGGGCTAGCAGGTCATTACGACTGCGCTGAATGAGTGCATCGTAAGACATAAAGATTGGGTGGAAGTAGATGTCCGATTGCATGCCAAGCAATGCAGTCTGGTGCAATGCACTGGCGTACCAGACATCTACTTTCCCATCATACGAAGGTGTTGCAATTAGTATGGTTTTCATTTAAGAGAGTCTACATCAAACCCATCTACTTTGACTTCTGTAGCCTCTACTGGAATCTGAGTTGATACATACTGTGACTCATATACTGCATCAAGGTGAGCCTCATTGACTGCTTCCCATAGTTCTGCCTTACTGAAAGATGCTGGTGCCTTTTCAGCCTCAACTTCTACAGTTTTGTTGAACTTTGATACATAGTCATTGAGTGAGTACTCAACCTCTACATCCCACTTGATTACCTTGCCATCAAGGTCAACTGTAGGAGTAGCCTTAGTGATTGTCTTTACTGCGTTATCTGTATGTGACATTAGTTTACCTTTGCTTCTAGTTCAGCGACCTTTGCTGAAAGTTCTTGTACTGCCTTGACTAGGATTGGGATTAGTCTACCTTGAGATGCTTCTAGTTTTTCTGGATTATCGCGGTATGTCAGTTGTAGGTACTCAGCAAGTTCTGCTTCGTCCTCTGCTGCCATAAGTTCTTGGGCAATAAAGCCTGTGTCCTTGATGCCAACTTTGCCACCGTCACGCATATTCCAAGTAAATGTTACTGGATGTAACTTGTTAATGAAGTCTAATCCGACTGGAATTGATTCAACATCTGTCTTATCACGGGCATCTGATAGGGCTGTTATGGATGTTACTTGGCAACGAAGAACACCAATTGAGGCATTACCAAGAGTAACACTGTTAGATACGGTTGATGATGATGGAGCAGCATAGTACCCAATAAGAGTATTGTTAGTTCCAGTCGTTAAGTTGTTTGTACCAGTGCTACCTGCACCAAAACCAATTGCAGTATTTACATAACCTGTAGTAAGAGATGCTAAAGCAGATTCTCCTACAGCAATGTTTTGATAACCAGTTGTTGCTGCATACAAAGCATTTCTACCAATTCCAACGCTGCTGTTGGAAGTAGCCGCTTGCAGTGCGTATGCACCAACAGCAACATTGTTAACTCCTGTGGCATTTGCTGCTAAAGAACTAGAACCAACAGCAACATTGTAAGCACCAGTGGTATTGTAATATCCAGCATTTAATCCTATTCCAACATTTTCAAAACCAAATGTAGTAGACCTTAAAGCGCCTCTACCTACAGCAGTGTTGTAATTTCCTGTTGTATTAGCAAATAATGCTTCTCTACCAATTCCAGTATTGTAAATACCACCTGTATTTGAGTGCAGTACATAACCGCCAACAGCAACATTGTCACCGCCAGTGGTGTTATTGTAAAGTGCATAAGTTCCAAATGCGTGATTCCAAGTACCTGTTGTATTTGAATACAAAGCAAGGGTACCAAATGCATCCATATTGCTTGCTGTATTGTAGTAAAGAGAACCATAACCAACTGCAGTATTATTAGTACCCGTTGTGCTTGTATAACTTGCAACACGACCTACTGCCACATTTGATTGACCAGTCGTGTTACTTGGTAATGCTCCAGCACCAATAGCAACATTGTTTGTACCAGTGGTATTGTTTGTTAGTGACTGCCATCCAACGGCAACATTGTAAGAACCAGTATTATTGAGGAACATAGACTGGTATCCAAGTGCAGCATTGCCAGTTCCTGTTGTATTAGATGGCATTGAGACAGAGCCAACGGCAGTATTTTCGCTGGCTGTATTGGCTGTTAAAGCACCTCTACCTAATGCAGTATTTTCTCCACCAGTAACACTGCTTGTTAAAGCATTTAATCCAAGGGCTGTATTGTTAGAACCTGTTGTATTAACATCAAGGGCTAATGCTCCAATTGCTGTGTTATTAACACCAGTAGTATTAGCCTTTAACGCATCAGTACCATACGCCGTATTGCTATTGGAGTCAGATAACTTACTGGCTATGTCTCTTGATTTTGTCATTACTTAGCACCCTTCAATAGTTCTACTTCTGCTGCTAGTTCTTGGATTGCTTTAACCAGGATAGGAATGAGTCTGCCTTGGGTAGCCTCAAGTTTCTCTGGGTTGTCACGGTATGTGAGTTGTAGTTTGTCTGCCATCTCGACTGCATCTTCTGCAGCCATTAACTCCTGAGCGATGAAGCCAGTATCAGGTACATCTACCTTACCGCCATCTCGCATATTCCAGTCAAAGGTAACTGGGTTAAGAGTCTTAACAAAGTCAAGACCTACACCTAGTGGCTGGACATTCTTCTTGTCGCGTGCATCAGAGAGTGCAGTGATAGAAGTTACCTGGGCGCGAATAGTTGTAATTGCCGAGTCACCAAGAGTAATTGTATTAGATACTGAAACTGATGATGGCTTAGCATTGTAACCTAATGATGTGTTATTAGACCCAGTTGTTAAATTGTCAGATGCGTTACCACCAACTGCGGTATTTTGAGCACCAGTTGTAACGGCAGAAAGCGTACCATATCCAACGCCAGTATTATTACTTGCAGTAGTATTACCTGCTAAAGAAAATCTACCAATTGCAACATTGTTAGTACCAATAGTATTGGTAGTTAATGCAGTTTGACCAACAGCAACATTGCCAAAACCAGTTGTATTTGCAGCAAGAGCACTAGTACCTATGGCAACGATTTCATAACCTATTGTGTTATTTGCTAATGTGCCCGCACCAATTGCAACATTGCTGTAACCAGTAGTATTATACAACATTGTGTGAAAGCCCACAGCAGTATTATTGTCTGCCTTTGAGTAGGCTAAAACACCTTTACCAATTGCGGTATTGTAATTACCAGTAACATTACTGCCCAAAGCGCTTGCTCCACCAATGGATGTGTTACCTTGACCAGTAGTATTTGAACTTTGAGAACCATCACCAACGGCAACGTTGCTTATGCCTGTTGTATTGTTTGCCAGCGCATTAAGACCAACTGCAGTATTGGTGTTTGCAGTATTAGCACTAAGTGCATTGTAACCTACAGCAGTACTACCAATACCAGTTACGTTAGCATCAAGTGCATTGTTTCCAATTGCAGTGTTTCCATAACCTGTTGTGTTAGCACCTAAAGAATTGTAACCAACGGCAGTGTTTTCATAACCAGTAGTATTTGCTGTTAGTGAGTTCATACCAATTGCTGTATTTTGAACACCAATTGTATTTGCATCTAATGCATATGAACCAACTGCTACGTTGTTAGTACCTGTTGTATTGGCAACTAATGCTTGCATACCGACTGCAGTATTTTCCGTACCAATTGTATTAGCAGCAAGAGCAGTATGACCAATTGCTGTGTTATTAAAACCTGTTGTGTTATTTAATAATCCGTTTGCACCTACAGCAATATTGTTATTACCAGTAGTGTTATTTTCCATAGTTGCATTACCTATTGCAATATTGAAATAACCTAATGTGTTAAGGCGTAAACTGCTTCGACCTACAGCAACGTTACCAACGCCCGTTGTGTTTGTTTCAAGCGATTGTAAACCTATGGCAATATTGTTATTACCAGTAGTGTTGGCGCCTAAGGCGTTTAAACCTATCGCAACATTTCGCGCTCCGATTGTATTAGCATCCATTGCGCCAGAACCAATAGCAATGTTATTTTCACCTGTTGTATTACTAGCAAGAGCAGAAGCACCAAGAACAGTATTAGTTGCAAAACTTCCTGCGCCTTCGCCAATTGTAATGCCGTTAATAATCTGGTCAGTTACAAATGTATTCTGTACATCAGTCATTGCTGACATAATTACAGAGAAGGCTGTGAAGGTAATGATTTCTAGTTCATCACTGACTGCAGCACCACTAGCCAAGACAATGCTTGTACCATTAGTTGCTGTGTAGTCATTGCTACGAGACTGTAATACACCGTTAAGGTATACCTGCTCCTTGCCTACAAGGTAGGATAGTGTTGCACCATTAGCATCAGTACCAGAGAATGTTGTTTGACCTGCTGTGGCTACATAACGGTAACGGAAGATAGCAGCGGTAGATGATATACCTGCCCAAGCCGTGCCACTCCAGACATACATAGCATTGTTGCTTGTATCCCAATACAATGCACCTGTAAGTAGTGGGTTGCCATCATTGTCTACTGTAGGTGGACTTGCCTTAGCGCCTAAGTATCTGTCGTCAAACTCATCGTAGGTAGTTGCTGCACTGCTTGCAGAAGTTGCTGCAGATGCTGCACTTGTAGCAGCAGCAGTAGCGC